TGTATCCAGATAGTGCGCCATTAGCAGCTAATGCTAGTTTGGATATTGCTCTCGCTGCTCCTGCTGGTGTATTCCCACACATAACTATTGATGCTATGTGTTTAGGTGACGCTGAACTTTATATCTACGAAGGAGCCAGCGCAACTGGTGGTACTGCGTTTACTCCAATAAATAGAAATAGAAATTACGCACTTACCAATACTAGCCAGATAGCAATGATCATTTCGCCTACAGTTACAGCATTAGGTAGCGAACTTGATGCACAAATTATTGCTGGCGGTGCAGGTAAGAAATCAGGTGGTGGTGTAGCTGGATCTCTAGAGTATGTATTAAAACCATTGACTACATACTTGTTTAGGCTAACTAATGTAAACGGAACTTCTCATGCTGCTCACTTAGCATTGGAGTGGTACGAATGAAGAAAGAGCATAAGAATCCAAAGGGTGGATTAACTGAGGCTGGACGTAAATATTTTAAACGTACAGAAGGAAGTAATTTAAAGGCTCCAATTAAGGAAGGAACTAACCCTAGACGAGTATCTTTTGCTGCGAGATTTGGTGGTATGGCTGGTCCACTTGTGGATGAGAATGGTAAGCCAACAAGATTAAAACTAGCATTAAAAGCGTGGGGATTTGGAAGCAAAGAGGCAGCTCGCAACTTTGCGAATAAGCATAAAAAGGATTGATATGGCTACTAAGTATTCATCAAAATTATCAGCAGAAGACATTCTTAAACGACACGACATAGCATTAAGACGCAAGGATGACTTTCGTGCATTGTATGAGGATGCATACGAGTTTGCTCTTCCACAAAGAAATTTATATGACGGGTACTGGGAAGGTAAAGTAGGTGGACAGAAAAAGATGGTGCGAGTATTTGACTCTACCGCTATCAACTCTGTTCAGCGCTTTGCTAACCGTATGCAGTCTGGCATATTCCCACCACAGCGTAAGTGGTGCAAGCTTGAAGCTGGTACAGATATACCACCAGATCGCAAGATGGAAGCGCAACTTGCTCTAGACGTTTACCTAGATAAGATGTTTGCTGTAATCAAGCAATCAAACTTTGATATAGCTATCGGTGAGTTTTTGCTGGATCTGTCAGTTGGTACTGCTGTAATGATGGTGCAGTCGGGTGATGATGTTAATCCTATTAACTTTGTGCCAGTGCCACAGTATCTAGTAGCAATTGAAGAGGGTGCGAATGGTGCGGTAGATAACGTGTACAGACGTATGCGTATTAAGGCTGAAGCAGTCCAGCGTCAATGGTCTGATGCAGAGATTACTGGTGATCTAGCTAGACTTGTAGAACAAAAACCTACTGAGGAAGTCGAGTTTGTCGAGGCAACTATATTCGATCAAAAGCGTGGTGACTATTCTTACTGTGTCATTCATAAAGAATCTAAAACTAAAATTGTAAATCGCACAATTAAGGTTTCACCTTGGGTGGTATCACGCTACATGAAAGTAGCTGGTGAGATCTATGGTCGTGGTCCCGTTATCACAGCACTGCCAGATATTAAAACTTTAAACAAAACAAAAGAGCTGTTATTAAAAAATGCAGCGCTTGCAATTTCTGGTGTTTACACTGCCGCTGATGATGGTGTCATAAATCCAGCAACAATTCGTATCGTTGCTGGTGCAATTATTCCAGTAGCTCGTAACGGTGGTCCACAGGGCGAATCATTAAAAGCATTACCAAGATCTGGTGACTTTAATGTGTCGCAGTTGGTCATTAATGACTTGCAACAAAACATCAAACGCATACTGCTTGATGAATCACTACCACCAGATAACATGAGCGCACGATCTGCTACTGAGGTAGTAGAACGTATGAAAGAGTTATCACAGAATCTTGGCTCTGCATTTGGTCGTTTGATTAATGAGACGATGATTCCACTAGTAGAAAAGATTTTGCAGGTAATGGATGATCGTGGATTAATCGATATGCCATTGCGAGTTAATGGTTTAGAAGTGCGTGTGATGCCTACTTCACCATTAGCTATGTCGCAGAACATGGAAGAGATCCAGAACATTATGCAGTACGCACAGATTACCGCAAGCTTTGGACAGGAGGCACAGTTCGCTTTGAAGAAAGGTGAAGCAATGGACATGATTGCTGAGAAGCTTGGTGTACCTGCAAGCTTGCGCTACTCACCAGAAGAACGTGCAATGGAGATGCAGAAGGCAGCACAAATGGCACAGCAGTTTGCAGCTGCTAATCCAGAGGCTGCTGCTCAAGCAGTAGGTAAAGCTGTTCAAGGTGGAGGAATGGTTTAATGGCTGGATGGGATGATTTTGATGAACTACCTACTGACATTCGTGTTGCCACACAAATGTCTGATGATCTGGATATGTTATGTGCCAAGGTAATGACTACCGAGGACGGACAAAAGTTGATGAGGTGGCTACGGTCTACCTTGTTGGAGCAGCCTGTTGCCACACCAGACTGCGACTCTTCCTATGCGTATTACAGGGAAGGACAAAATAGTGTGGTGCGTGATATAGAGATGCGAATTAAACGATCTCTGAAACCAAAGGAAAATGATGGAAGACAACAACCAACCCAGCAGTAGTAGTGATGCTGGCTTATTGGATGGTGCAACCGCAACTGAAGATACTCAAAGCCAAAATCCAGTAGCCACATCGGTAGATCATAGAGCAGCCACACCAGAGGATGATGATAGTCCGTTAGAGCGTCCAGACTGGTGGCCCGAAAACTTCTGGAAGAAAGACGAGTCCGAACCAGACTTGGAGGCAATAGCTAAAAGCTGGGGCGATCTCCGCAAGCAGATCAGCCAAGGCAAACATAAACCACCAGCTGATGGTAAATACGATACCAGCGCATTCGGTTCAATTCCCGAAGACGATCCTGTAAGAAATACGGTGATGGGCTGGGCAAATGAATTTGGCATCAGCCAACTGGCTTTAGATAAGCTAGTAGGGCAGGTAGTTGAGATGGGTGGCGCTCAACAGCAGCAAGCAGCATTTAATCGTGATGCTGAACTCAAGGCACTTGGACCAAATGCAAACGCTATGATCAAGTCTATGACTGATTGGGGCAGGGGATTGGTCAATAAAGGCATATGGGGCGCTGATGATTTTGAGGAATTCAAGATCATGGGTGGCACAGCCAAGGGCATTAAAGCACTGGCTAAGTTGCGTGAAACTTATGAAGGCACTAAGATTCCAACCAACTCAATGCCAGTCGATGGCGCTCCTAGTAAAGATGAGCTGTATCAAATGGTTAATGATCCGAAGTATAAGACTGACGCAGCTTACCGCCAAAAGGTGGAAAAGATGTTTGCTCAGACGTTCGGTTAAAGTCTCCCTCCTCTGTCTTGGAGTTTGCCCAGCCAAGTGCTGGGCTTTTTTTCGTTTTGCGTTTTTTAAAAAATAGTGTAAAACAGCATCAAGGCATATCAGGCTGATATCAGACTGACCCTTACCACTGCGGATGCAGACGTTTAGGCTAACGTAAAAGGCAAGCTAAGACCCCATCTATGGGCATATCGTGGCGCAAAACAATCTTATCAAACTATTAAGGAGTATAACATGAGCGTATCATTATCAAACGCTTTCGTTACCCTGTTTGATGCAGAAGTCAAACAAGCATTCCAAGGTAAGGCTATGCTTGTTGGTGCTGTGCGTCAGCGTAGAGGTGTCGAAGGCTCAACAGTAAAATTTCCTAAAGTTGGTCGTGGTGTAGCTACAGCTCGCATTACGCAAACTGATGTAACCCCAATGAACGTAGGCTTCAGCTCAGTGACTTGCACACTGCAAGACTGGAATGCAGCTGAGTATTCAGACATTTTCTCCCAGCAAAAAGTAAACTTTGACGAGCGTCAAGAACTCGTACAAGTTGTAGCTTCTGCAATGGGTCGCAGACAAGACCAGTTAATTCTGGATGCGCTAGCTTCTTCTGGCACTTCATTGACAGTTGCTAACGGTATTGGCGGTACTACCACCAATATGAACTTAGCTAAACTGCGTGAAGCAAAGCGTTTGTTAGATAGAGCAAACGTACCTGCTGAAGGTCGTAACATTTTGATCCATGCAAATGGTTTATCTAACCTGTTGTCTGAGACAGCTGTAACTTCCTCTGACTTCAATAGCATCAAGGCATTGGTTCAAGGTGAGATCAACACGTACTTAGGTTTCCAATTCCATGTATTAGGTGATCGCTCTGAAGGTGGTTTGGCTATCGATGGTTCTTTAGATCGTACCTGCTTTGCATTCCACAAAGATGCAATTGGTTACGCTGAAGGCATTGGTATGCGCTCAGAAATTAACTACATTCCTGAGAAGACATCTTGGTTAGTAAACCAAGTTTTTAGCGCTGGCGCTATAACCATTGATGCGGAAGGTATTGTTCAAATTACCTGCCGTGAAACTTAATAGGAGGATCATATGCCTTTTAATGCAGATGGCTTTGCAACAATAGCCGCCAGTAAAGCTGGTAACGCACCGTCAATTTATTCTTATCGTACAGCTGACACACAGGCAACTGTGAATACCGCTGGCTACTTTAACAGCGTTGCATCACTGTTAAAAGTTGGTGATGTTTTGTTTGTTTACGATAGCACTACTCCTAGCTTGGTATTGACTTACGTCAACCAAGTAACGACAGCTGGTGTAGTTGACATTGCAGACGGCACAACTGTAACCGCAACTGATACAGACTAATCTAGTCTAAATCAAGTACAGGGCTGCTCTTGCATAACAAGGGTAGCCCTTTATCACATTAAGGATCTGACATGGCTGCTGGCGATACCAGTTTATCAATCTGCTCAGACGCATTAATAATGCTTGGCGCTCGTCCTATATCGTCATTCAATGATGGTACTGATGAGGCTAATATTGCTGATCGACTTTACCATGACATCAAAAATCAAATCTTGATGACATATCCTTGGTCGTTTAGTTTTAAAAAAGAAAAACTAGCACAGTTAGTAACTACCCCAACCAATGAATATCGTTATGAATATGCTTTGTCTGGTGATCGTTTAGGATCTCCTCGCAAGATATTCAACACTGGAAATATTGGCGCTTATCCAATCCAAAATTACAAGATTATGGGTGATAAGGTACTGACGAATGAGCAAACTATTTACGCTGAATATCAGTATTCAACTCCAGAATTCGCTATGCCATCGTATTTTGTGCAGCTGTTGAAATATGTAATGGCTTGGCACTTTGCTTTACCAATCACAGATCAGGTAGATAAGGCTCAATACTGGCAGAGTGTAGCTGTAGGATCCCCAGCTGAGAATGGTCGTGGTGGTTATATGCGTACATCAATCAACATTGATGGACAGAATAATCCTGTGCAGTCTATTGAAGACTACTCATTGATAGCGGTTAGATACTAATGGCACGTTTCGTATCACTCCAGACAAACTTCTCTTCAGGAGAGATGGATCCGCTGCTGCTGGCTCGTGTGGATCTTGCTGCTTATCAGAATGCTTTGTCTGAGGCTACTAACGTAGTGATCCAGCCACAAGGTGGATTGAGACGTAGAGCAGGTTTAAGATACTTATCAGCATTACCTAATAGTGGATCAGAGTCTGCCGCTAATGGTGTGAGGTGCGTTGCATTTGAGTTCTCAACTTCAGATAGTTATATGCTTGTTTTCACACATAACAGAATGTATGTGTACCGAAACAAGGTATTAATTACGAACATCAACGGAACTGGCAACAACTTTTTAAACACATCGGCTGTAGGTTTAACTGGAGCAAGGCTGGCTAAAATATGCTGGACTCAATCGGCTGATACATTAGTCGTAGTTCATCCATCTATAGCGCCAATTAAGATTGTTCGTGGAGCCACTAATGCTGACTGGACTGCATCAGCAATTACTTTCGACTCTATTCCTAAATATGCGTTTACTCTTAGCGTAACCAATCCAGCCACTACGCTGACACCATCAGCTGTAGCAGGAAAGATCACGCTAACTGCTGGATCAGCCGTATTTAATTCTGGCAGTGTTGGTCAATATGTTAATGCCAGCCCACAAGGAAGAGCTAAGATTGTTGCGTTTACTTCTAGCACAGTAGTAAGCGCTATTACAGAGTTTCCATTTTTTAACTCTTCCGCTATTGCATCAGGCAGCTGGGATTATGAATCTGGCTATGAGCCAGTATGGTCAAGCACAAAAGGCTATCCTGCTACGGTTACATTCCATGAGGGTAGGCTTTACTTTGGTGGTAGTGAATCTAGACCATCTACTATTTGGGGCAGCAAGGTAGGTATATTCTTTGACTTTGAAGCTACCGAAGGATTGGATGACGATGCGGTAGAAGCTACGCTAGACACTAATACATACAACTCTATTACTGACATGATCTCAGGTCGAGATCTGCAAGTATTCACAACTGGTGGTGAGTTCTATGTGCCACAAAATGGTCTAGATCCAATTACACCTACTAACTTTTTCGTAAAGACAATTAGTCGTAACGGTAGTAAGGAAGGTATTCGAGTACAGCAACTAGAGTCTGGCACTCTATTTATTCAGCGCCAAGGTAAGTCATTAAATGAGATGGCTTTCTCGGATACTCAGCTGACATACTTAACAAACAAGATCTCCCTGCTGGCTGGTCACTTACTAAAGAATCCTACTCGACTAGGTTTGCGTAGGACTGTGGCTACTGACGAGAATGACTTGCTATTAATTGTCAATGCTACTGGTGGATCAATAGCTGTATTCTCATTGCTGCGTCAGCAGAATGTTATTGCGCCATCAGAGTTTGATACTGACGGTGAGTTTGTTGATGTTGGTGTGGATATCACTACAATTTACGCAATTGTTAAACGCACTGTTAATGGTGCTACTCAATACTTTGTTGAGTATTTTGATGACGATACTTACACAGATTGCGCTGTAAAAGGCGGTGCGGCATCAAGTGTATCTGTGTCTCATTTGATTGGTAAGACAGTTAATATAAAACTTGATGGCACTATCCAGCCTGATCAGGTAGTACCTTCTGGTGGAACTATCACATTTGCTAGAGCAGCTACATCATCATATGAAGTTGGTCTGCCGTATACAGTAACTGTAGCAACTCAACCAGTAGAATTAAGACTAGCATCAGGTACTCGCATTGGATTTAAAAAACGTATTGTGGAAGTGAATGCTGTGTTAAAAGATACGCAGCATTTAAAGATTAATAATATCGAAGTGCCTATCAGAAGCTTTGATACTGCCAGCATATTGGATGCTGATATTCCAGACTTCACTGGCATTAAGGTATTACATGGGATCTTGGGATATTCTCAGGATGCAAAGATTACCGTATCTCAGAATCTCCCATTGAAAATGACGCTACTAGGTATTGAGTACAAAGTAGCTACACATCAGGGAACTTAATATGGCACAAGTAGCACTTATTGCATTTGCGGCATTATCAGCAGCTAACGCTATATCTGCTGGTAACGCTCGTGGTAGGCAGTTACATTTGCAAGCAGAGCAAGCAAGCCTTGAGAGTAAGCAACGTGCATTGCAATACGAGCAGCAAGCAAACATGACTTTGCAAAAATTAAATGAAACAAATGCAGCCGCTAGAGCTAGAGGATCAGCTGGCGGTGTTCAATCATTCCAAGGATCTGCTGCATTAATTCAAGATGTAAGTACTCGTAGAGCTGGTAAAGAGTTTGAAATATCTTTATCTGGTGCTGCTGGCGCTGAAAGAATGGGTGAGGCTCAAAAAGCTATGTATGCATCAGCTGCTAACCAAGCTGAAAAGCAAGGATATTTTCAAGCAGCTATGTCATTAGCTTCTGCTGGATTCCAGTATAGCCAACTAGGATCTGCTCCAGCCGCTGGTGGTAGTGCTGCTCCAACTGTTGGTAGCGCTCCGATGAATACATCTTCTTACACATTTCAACGGTAATAGATATGGAAAGTTTTATTAGGTAAATAATATGCCATTACCAGTATACCAACAATCAGGATTACTATCTCAGCCTACTCAAAAGTTAGACTTTGCTGACTTGCGTGAGAGCGAAAGAACGTCACAAATGATAGGTCAGTCTCTTGATCGGTTGAGTGAATTTGCGTTTAAAGTTGCTGCAAAAACTGCTGCTCGTGAAGGTGAGCAATGGGCATATAACAATCCAATCTCTGACGAGCAGATCATGGCTGCAAAGCAGGGATCATTAGATATTGCAATACAGGCTCCAAAAGCTGGCACAATATTTGGTGACGCAGCAAGAAAAATACAGGCTGGTCAACTTAGATCTACGCTAGAGCTTGCGGCTAGAAGTGAGATTGCCAGTATATACAAGCAAGTTGAGGCTGGTCAGATTACAAATATTAGACAGCTAGATGACCAGTTCTACGGCATTGCAAAAGGTAACGGTAATGTAATTGCAAAACTAGATCCAGAGCAAGCTAATGCTTTTAGGGCATCAGTAGCTACTGCATCAAACGTAGTGTATCAAGCGGCTGCTAAGAGAATTGGTGAATTTAATGCAAAGGTTATTGAAGAAAACGTCAATAGATCTTTAAGTGATTTTGACTCTCAAGTTAGAGCAAGTATTGATAAAGAGACAGATCCTAAAAAGCTAAATGATCTTATATTTATTGAGCGTAATAAAAGATTAGATCTTATTGCACAGACGTATGATCCTATTGCGTTTGCTAATACTCAAAAGAATTTAGATACAAGAACTGAGAAAGCTTATGTTGATAGGCTTTCAAATTACTTTTCTTCTGATGAGTTCGGACAGTCTACTCCTGAAAATAGTTTGGCATCAAGAATGCAAGCTATTCAAGAAGGAAACACAGCTAAGTATCAAGATTTATGGAAAACACTTCCCACAGAAACACGAGATAAAGTTATAGACCAATTCTACAATTCAGAAAGTAAAAAAGAAAAGTTTAGACAGGATGATTTTTCTCGTAAGGAAAAGTTAAATAAAGAAGAGGCAATGCTTGCAAGAGATGATTTCTACACTGGAAAAATAACTGGTGATGATCTTGTAAATATATTACTCAGCACTGGTCAAGCAAGCAGTGCAGAAATAAAAGCAATTAGAAATGGTCAGGATAAATCTCCTGCTAATTTTGAATTTATGTTTAGTTTAGAACAGCGAATTGCATTAAATAAAATTGGCGAAAATGAATTAAGGCAATTTGCAAAAGACGGAAAAATTAGTTGGGAAGAGGCTCATACTCTTGGCAAGCAAATACGATCACAAGACAAAGATTTGTCTATGGCTAAAAATATTATTGACAATGGTCTTGGTATATCTGATCCATTCCAAGCTGGTATGGATGATGCAAAAAGAAAATCTGCTGCATTAAAGAATCAAATTACATTTGAGTATTTAGAGGCTCGTAAAAAAGGTGAGCCATTTGATGTTACTACACGAGCGCAACAATTAGTTAGCGCTGGTCAGTCTGATCAAAAATTAAAAAATATTGATGAGGAATATAAAGCTTTAAAAACTGTATTTGGAAAAATGAAGAATGGAGTTGCTCCACCTGAAAAAGGTAAATTCTTTACACCTGAAGAAATAAAAAGAAAAAATAAAGAATATGAATTTTCTGATGAGGATATGAATAAGTTAATGAAAGCCCAAGAAAGAATGAGAGAGGCTATGAAATGAACTTGGAAGAAAAGTTTTTAAACTCTGCTGCTGCTGCATTACCTACTGCTGAGATAGAAGAAGGTGATCCTAACTTTCGTGGTCCAGTTCCACCAGCTGCACAGTTAGAAGCTCCAATGGGTGAGGTTAAATTAACACCAGAATCTCCAGAAGCTATGGCTCGTGTTGCTGCTGATCCAAGCACAGCTGCTAGTGTTATTGGTCAACAAGTACCAACTGATGAACGTATTACACCAACTGGCGCTATGCCAACTACTGGTCGTGTATTTCCAGAAGAAACATCATCAATTCAAAATATACCTCGAACACAATTAGAGGAAATGATGGGTAACATTGGATCTGCAATACAGTCTGGCGCTGAGTATCTAGACTTTGCTGTGATTGGCTTACCTGATGTTGGCACTCTTACTTTAAAGGATCTAACTGTAGGCGATCTTGGTAAAGTAATGGAGGCTATGAGTTATGGCTTTACTCCTACTACTGGCGAAGGTCAAACTCTACGTCCTACACCAGAGGCACTAGATCTGCTGAATGCTATACCTGCATTCCAAGCTGCTAGTAAAGCAGTTAAGTATGGCGCTAAAGGATTAAGGGCTGGCGCTGAAGCATTGGCTCCTGCTGCTGCTGATGTAATTGAATCTGGTTTGCGTAAGACTGGCATGATTGCAGACATAGTTCCATTCACAGCTAAAGGAAAGTTATCTGACATCACAAACACCATAACAGAATTAAGCACTGCTGGTGTTGAGCCTAAGTCAATAATGGAAGCTGAGAAAGCATTATCAAATGGTGACAGAGTATTTGCATTTGCCGAAATGGATGAGATGCCAATGCTTATAAAAAATGTTGGCGATTTAAAAGCATACACTCCAGATCAATTACTTGTATTGCCAGCTAAACAGCAAGCACAAACAGCTGCTCAAGTAGTAACTCCTGTTACAGATAAAGCAGGTAAAGTTAAAAAAGGTAAAACAGCTGAAGTAAATATGGCTATCTATGATGAGCCTATACCAGTTCAGCCTAGCGTAAAAACTTTATCTGGATCATTTGATAATGCTCTTTCTTCATACCTTTCATTGCCGCCAGATCAGCAAGCAGTAAAGTCAAGAGAGGCTAATACAGCATTAGCAAAATGGCTTGGTGTTGGTAAGGATGGTAAGACAAGAGCTTTACTTGGTAAAAATCAAAAGTTACTAAAGACTGAAACTGGTGTTAAAGGTGAAGAGGCTGTTACTTTACCTGATGGTAGAGGTGTTGAAAACTCAGGATTAGCATTATCTCCTGCATTCAAAGAAGGTAAATTTACTACCTGTCCTAATTCAGCATCATGTGCTGAAGATTGTTTAGGAAAAACTTCTGGTGGATATTTCCAGTTTGGTGGTGGAAAAGATTTAACTAAGATGATTGGACCACGTTTAGAAAGCTTTAGACGTACACAGGCATTTATGCGTGATCCAGAAAACTTTGCTATCAAGCTGCATAATGAAATTAGCGCAATGAAGTTTATTGCTGCACAAAATGGAAACCATCTTGCTTTACGTTTAAATGTTTTATCTGACATTAATCCTAGAGTGCATGAGCAATTAATTAAGGCTCATCCAGATGTGACTTTCTATGACTACACTAAAAATAACACTAATCCTATAGCGCCTAATCATCACTATACATACTCATCAACAGGTGTCAGCCAGAATGTTAATGGTGTGGAAGTTATGAATTCCAATCAAAACTGGAAGCAAATGAGACGCAGATTAGATGAGGGTAAGAATGTTGCTATGGCATTTAGCCATAAGAGCTTATTGCCTGAAACTATATTGGATGAAGAAACAGGGAAAATATATAAAGTCATTAATGGCGATGCCCATGACTTTAGACCAATGGATGCGGTTCCAGCTGGTGTTGATGGTGTAATTGTTGGATTGAAAAATAAAGCAACAACAAGATCCGCAACTGGCGCAGCTAAAGATTCTAAGGGATTCTTTGTAAATTACGATCCAGAAATACCAATGGTAAAAGGCAAGCGGGGTAGAGATGAATCAGGTAATTTAATGATTCAAAATACACAGGTAAAAATAGCCAAGCAAGGCACTGGTCAGATTACAATGACGAATGATTACACTCCAATGAAGGAGGCAAAGTGAAAACAAATATAAAACTTAATGAAGAAGATTTTCTGCAGCAATTTCCAAATGAGGATAAGTTTGTAGATAATGAACAGTCATTGCCAGAATGGTATGAGTTGAACGGTGGTCAGCCTATTCCAGTCGGAAAGCCTTTGAACTTAGCAGATTTGCAAATGAAGGAATGATATGGCAATCGAATCACTTAGCCAGCGCCTAGACCAGCTAACTCCTGAGAATCTACAGGTACAGCAGACGCTACCTAACATTGAGCCTCCACCAATTGACATGGAGGCTGATGCCATTTTACCTGCTGTCGAACAGCAGCCAGATCAGTTTGAGCCAGAGGCTGGACTAATTACGCAGCTAGTTAAAAAGATCAAGAAAGTTCCAGCTGGAGCAGAGCGCAAGATCCTGCAAAAGGATATCCAGTCTGGCAAGGTTGGTACATACTCTGTAATTAAAGAGACTGCCCCAGTCAATGAAATTTTGAACAAGGCTCCCACTACGACAGCATCAGGCAAGCCATCTCCTACTCAAGAACAGTTAGATGCTGGTGTACAAAAGACTGTATTTAATCTAGATCAGATTAAGGACGTAGATGGTGTGCGTCAATTCATTGAGGCTACCGCATTAGAGTATGGCGCTGATAAGCTACCTAAGATCTCTTATAAGGAAGTAGCTGAGAAGGCTGCATTAGATGGATATGATGAGCGATTCTTGGCTCGTATACTTGATCCTAAAGTACAGACCACTGCTAGTCCAGAGGAAGCATACAAAATGTTGCTGGCTATTACTGATGCTGGCAAACGTGCGTTTGATCTTGGTCAACAGGTAAAGGCTGCGGCTGCATCAGGCAATCTTACGGCTGATCTTGCTACTCAATTCCATCAGGCTGTGGCTCTTGAGGGTGTGCTATTAAAAGCATCCAAAGGTAGACAGGCTGACATTGCTAGGACGCTGGGTATATTCTCACAGGCTCGTACATCAACCGCAGCCAGAGGCGCACAGTTAGAGACAATCCTTAATGAGGCTGGTGGCATTAGGAATTCATTCGAGCTTGCTAATAGCTACACTGCATTAGATAGTCGTGCTGATCGTGCTGCTTTATCTGAGAAGACTATATCAGGCACAGTGCGTGATATATGGTACTCGACATGGATCAACGGTCTATTGTCTTCTCCAGTTACCCATGCAAAGAACATAGTAGGTAATGCTGCATTTGGTGCGTATCAACTTCCAGAAAGAGTTATAGCGTCAGGTATTGGCAAGGCTAGGAATTTTGTTTTTAGAGGTGGCGAGGAAGCTATCCAGCTAAATGAAATTTATGCACAAGCAATGGGTATGCTACAAGGTATGCGTGAAGGTGGACACATATCTGTTACTGCATTTAAAAAGAATGAGCCTACTGATGCGCTGGCTAAGATTGAGAACTTCAGAAATGGTAGAGACACGTTTGATGTTTCATTTGGTGACTCTACTACTGCAAAAGCGCTTAATGGAGCAATGAAGTTTTGGGGTGGTTTTGTAACTATTCCTAGTCGCACATTAATGGCAGAGGATGAATTCTTTAAAGCTGTCGGATACCGCATGGAATTGAATGCGCTAGTAACTAGAGAGTCCAATAAAGAATATAGCAACTTAATTAAGAATGGTGTTGATGAAACTACAGCTGCACAGCAATCAGCAGTATTACATCAAAAGCTTTTGGTTGAGCCTACAGCTGAAATAGAAGAGGCAGCTAAATCAATGGCTTCAACTGTTACCTTTACAAGAGAACTTGAGGAAGGTTTGCAGGGCGCTCAAAGATTCTTAAAGGACACTCCAGTCCTAAAAATATTCTTCCCATTTGTGAAGACTCCTACCAATATTGCGATGGAGGCTATGAGTCGCACACCAATTATAAATCTTACTTCACCTAGATTTTGGGCTGATTACAATGCTGGTGGTATCCGCAGAGATATGTCGATGGCTAGAGTTGCTCTTGGCGCTGGCATTATTTATGGCGCTGGAACTTATGCTCTTGATGGCAAAGTAACTGGATATGGTCCAATGAGAGCGCAAGACAAAGCTGCACTTGAAGGTACAGGCTGGCAGCAATTCTCATTTGTGTTTAATAGATCTGATGTGAGTCCAGAATTACTTTCTCAATACAAAGAAATAACTCAGGTCAAAGAGACACCAGATAAAGTATATGTTAGCTACGCTGGTATTGAGCCATTCTCCTCCATTATGTCTATTGCTGCCACAGCTGGTGAGTATGCAATGGTGGACGGAAGTGAGGCAGACATGGAAAAACTTATGATGGGTGGCGCTCTAGGTTTATACCAATACACATCTGAACAGCCTATGCTGCAAGGCTATGGTGAGTTGATGAAAATGCTTTCGTCTAAGGCGCAGGATGCACCATCAATGCTTTATAACGTGATGGCGCAGGTATCCAAACAGACCAGCTCATATGTGATTGGTGGATCTCCTGCTGGCGCTTACTCGTCATTTATTGCAGGTATTGAGCGTATCCTAAAACCAGAGAAAAGCTTGGTCATGGAGGCAGTATCTCCTGATGATGTAGATCTTATATCTGGCGCGCAAAAGGGATTTTGGGAGGCTTATGCACAAGCTAAGTCTAGGAATCCGCTGACATCAGACACTCTTCCAGTGCAGCTAGATGCCATCACAGGAGAAGAAAAGCGTATTGGTAAGGGTAACTGGGCTGAGTTCTTTGATCCATTTAAATCAAGCGATGGTAAGTATTCTCCAGCTCATGCGGTACTAGTGGAATACGGTGTGCCAATGCCTAAGATCCCTAAGAAAATTGATGGTGTTGAATTAACAGATAAACAATATAATCAATGGATTGAAATTGCTACGACTAAGTTTAAACTTGAGGACAATCTTATCAAGATGGCTAGTAGCGATGGCTTTAAGAGATTAGCATCAAGGGATCTGGCAGCTGCTCAGACTTTGCTTGGTAAGGTGATCTCTGATGCATACACAGGCACACCAGAAAACATGGGTGCTAAGTATTTATTATTGGCTGATCCAGAGAATCGAGACTTGTACGATGCAATTCAAGGTGTGAAAGAAATGCAGCGTGAAGAAGGTAAATATAAACGGTAAGGACTAACATGGCAAACTATCCAATATCAAACGTATCACGAAGAGTGGTCTACACAGGTAGTGCTGGTGTGGGTCCATACTCATTTTCATTCGAGATCATTGCAGCTGGTGACGTAGATGTCTATAAGAATGACACGCTACTTAGCCTGACTACTAACTACACAGTAACGATCAATAGCAATGGCACAGGCTCTGTGACTCTTGTATCAGCTGCTACTGGCAGTGATCGCATTACCATTGTCGGAGCTAGAGCAATTGAGCGCACCACAGACTTTGTAACTGGTGGTGACTTGTTTGCGAATACTCTGAATGAAGAGATCGACTCACAGACTATCTTTGTACAGCAGGTAGCAGAGACAGCGGAGCGCTCGATTAAGGCTCCAGTAACTGATCCTACCAACATCAACATGACTTTACCATCACAGACTTCACGAGTTGGTAAGACGTTAGCATTTGATTCTGATGGTAATCCTATAGCTGGTGATCCAATTGGTAACTGGCGAGGTAACTGGACTACAGCTACATCATATCAAAATCGTGACTTGATTAAAGACACGACAAACAGCAATGTATATATTTCATTGGCTGCTCATACATCAACTGGATCATTGCCAATTAGCACTAATGCTGATTCTGCAAAATGGGGATTGGTTGTAGATGCTGCTGCTGCTGGAACTTCAGCTACTAATGCTGCTGCTTCAGCTAGTGCTGCCTCATCAAGTGCAAGCTCTGCAAGTACCTCTGCTTCTAATGCTTCTAGCTCTGCATCAAGTGCGTCAACGTCTGCTACTACAGCAACAACTCAAGCAACTAATGCATCTAACAGCGCAACATCTGCATCTACTAGCGCAACTAACGCAAGTAACAGCGCAACATCTGCATCAACATCAGCTACGTCTGCTACTAATAGCGCATCATCCGCAACATCATCCGCAAGCACAGCATCAACAGCTGCATCTAATGCATCAACATCTGAAAGTAATGCCGCAACAAGTGCTACAAATGCATCAAATAGTCAAAGTGCGGCAGCGACATCTGCAACGAATGCAAGCAATAGCGCATCTTCTGCATCTACATCAGCTACTAATGCAAGCAATAGTGCTACTTCTGCGAATACTGCAAAGGTTGCTGCTGAGTCAGCAAGAGATTCTGCACTGGCTGCATTAGATAACTTTGATGATCGTTACTTAGGACAAAAATCTACTGCTCCTACTTTGGATAATGATGGCAATGCTCTTGTTACTGGTGCGCTGTACTTTAATACAACAACAAATGTAATGAATGTTTATGATGGTACGCAGTGGCTTGCTGCTTATGCGTCTTTATCTGGCGCATTACTTGTTGCAAATAATCTTTCCGATCTTAGTAATGCTGGCACAGCAAGAACAAACTTGGGATTATCATCTGCTACCCAAGCTGAAATGGAAGCTGGAACGGAAGCTAATCTAAGATCTGTTTCTCCACTTAGAGTTAAACAAGCAATATCAGCTCTAGCTCCAGTGGCATTCCCAACTGGAACCAAATTAATTTTTGCTCAAACAGCTGCGCCAACTGGATGGACTAAAGATACTACGCATGATAATAAAGCTTTGCGTGTTGTAACGGGTACAGCAGCATCTGGTGGTACGGTAGGTTTTACTACAGCGTTTGCTTCTAAAGCGGTAAGTGGAACAGTTGATAATACTACATTATCTAGCGCACAACTTGCTGCACATAACCACACTTACGCAGGATTTTCGTCTGGTGGCGCTGGTGGCGCTTTGGGTGGTGGTGGAGGCGCTAATTATACTTTTACAACTAATAATTCATCTGGTGGTGGAGGCGCACATAACCACTCATTTACTGGAACCGCTATAGATTTAGCTGTGCAATATGTTGATGTAATCATTGCTACTAAAAATTAATTATGGAACTAAAACCTAAAAACGGATGCCCTCTTAATTCTTTTGATCCTTGTAAGCAGCTTGATTGTGCATGGTTTACTCAAGTGCGAGGAACAAATCCTAACACTGGGAAAGAAGTTGATGAATGGGCTTGTGCAATTTCGTGGATTCCAATGCTTACAATTGAAAATAGCCAACAGCAAAGACAAACAGGCGCAGCAATTGAGTCTTTTAGAAATGAAATGGTAAAAGCAAATCAAATAGGGCAGCAAGTATTAATTGCTACAGCTAGAGAAAACCAAGCAAAACAAATTTTTATAGGAGAAAAAAATGAGAATGATAATTTTAATTGATGATAAAAGAGTTGCGATAGATGGTGAAGGATATAATGATCTTAATTTATCTTTTATTGATCCAACTATTCATGCAGTGCAATGGTACGGCACATATGGAGAAGTTGAACATAAAGACCTTGCTACAGGTAAGATGATTGGTAATCGTAAGATTCAAAATATAGATGAGTTTCAACAAGCAATTACAGTATGGCAAGCCGCAAAAGATTTGGAAGCAGCACGTATAGAATCTGAGCTTTTATCTATACAAACATAATTAAATGAGTAAATCATGGGAACAGTAAATGAAATCGAAAACAAACTAATCACGCACGAGGCTGTCTGTGCAGAGCGCTATAACACTTTCATTATGCGAGTAGATAGATTAGAGAAGCTGCTAATCAAAGCTGCTGGTGTAATGATTATGGGCATGGCTGGTGTGATCATATCGATACTGCTAAAAGGTATCTAAGATGGAACCTATCTCGACTGCGATCATGGTGGTGCAAGGTGTTGGCGCTATCATCAAGGGTATCAGAAGCTTTGCTGATGAGGCTAATAAAGCAGTCGGTGAGATTAATAAGTGTGTTGAGTCTGGCAAGCAACTCAAAGACTCAATGGCTCCTATTACAAAGTTCTTCTCTGCTGCCAGCAAGTATGAGTCTGCTCGTACCCAGCTAGAACAGGCAAAGGAAATACAAGACAAGGCAATAGCCGCTGGCAATCCTGTAGCTGATGCCATGTCTGACGCTGAGTATGTAATGGAGATGATGTCCATTGATCGACAGATCAAGCAGCACTATGATGACATCAAGCATTACTTCATCTATCACTTTGATGAAGCTGGGATGTGGGATGACTTCTCTAGCAGGTTAAACAGTCTAAGGCAGGAGCGTGAAGCAAAGGCTGAAGCAAAGCGTAGAGAGGAGACTGAGAAAAGATTAGCTATTGCTGCTGAGAAAATGAGGCTGCGTAGGATTAGCCAGCGTAGGTGGGAAATTTTTTACAACTGTATTGGTGGCTTTGTAATTACACTGATCATTGCAGGGTTTGCGTGGTTTATTCGGTGGATGTTTAATCAGGGAGGTAGTCAATGAACAATGATGATTGGATGACCAAGAAGTGGAGACCAATGATGGCTATCACTTACATGGCTATTTGCTTGTGCGACTTTGTAATATTTCCTGTCTTCTGGACTATCGTACAGTTTTGGGAAACGCAAGCAGCCAATGATGCATTTAGAGAATGGACTTCACTGACTCTGCAATCAGGTGGATTCATACATATTACTTTCATGGCTATCCTTGGTATATCTGCTTGGACTCGTGGTCAGGAAAAGATTGAGTCAATTAAAGCAGGGAAGGAAGAGAATGCCTAGATCATGGATCGTACTGGCTATGCTGGTGGTGGCTATCTCTGCCTACTTCTACGGACACAGGCAAGGACAGGCTGTCATACAGGCTGAGTGGCAAGCAGAGAAAGCAGAGGCTAATGCACAGGCTGCACTGGCTATTAAGAAAGCGCAGGACGCAGCTATAGCTACCGAGCGCAGACAGGCTGCACAGTTTAGAACTGTGGAGGCTAAGTTAATTGCAGACAATAGAAAGGTACAAGATGAAAAGAATGCTTTGCTTGATGGGTTTAGTAAGTCTGGTGGGTTGCGCCTCCCAAGCGCCAAGAGTTCAAACAATAGTAACGGACTGCCCGAAGCTACCGCCAGTGCCAGCGGCAATCAGCCAGAAACAATCTGCTACCTTCCTGAAGAATTTGTCAGAGATCTTGCAGCTGAAGCCGAGCGAGCAGACCAAATTGTCTACCAACTAACTGCCTGTCAAATGATACTAGAGGAAGAACGTAAATGAATTTAAGCGAACACTTTACCCTTGATGAACTTACGCATACGGATCATCGTGAGTTTGATAACGTGCCGAATGAATCTGAACTGGCGAACCTTAAACGACTGGCTGCATTTCTGGAGACGGTTAAGTCTGCGGTAGGCGGCAAACCTATTATCGTAAACAGTGCATTCAGGTGTAAGGAAGTAAACGATGCCGTAGGTAGTTCGGATAAGAGTCAGCATCGGGTAGGATGTGCTGCTGATATTCGAGTCCCGCAAATGTCTCCTGATGAAGTTGTGAAAGCGATCATCGCAGCTGGTCTTCCATTTGATCAGGTCATACGAGAGTTTGACAGGTGGACTCATGTGTCTATTCCTAATACGGCTGATGCTAAACCTCGTGGTCAGAAGTTGATCATAGATCGAGCTGGGACAAGACCATATGTTTAACCATTGTTAGAAAATTCACCGTGTATTTTTTTTCTTTCTTTAATTATTTCTTGCTCTGCTTTTTTTATGTCATTAAAAAAACCAATTTGATATTCTTTATTATTAAAAAAAACTCTTGCTCTCCATTTGTTTTTTTGTTTGCACCAATTAACTCCCTTAACTCCTGAAGTATTTGTTATATATTTTTTTGAGTTAAATCTATTTTGATTTATATTGCAATCTCTTAAATTTTCAATTCTATTGTCAAATGTATTGCCATTAATGTGATCTATATAATCTGGGTTTGTTGCATTATGATAAATCCAGATTATTCTATGGACTCTATATATCTTATAGTTAATGCATACTTGCCAATAATAATTAGATTTAGTGCCAGCAATTCCTCCTTTTATTTTCCTTCCTTTTGTTTCTTTCCAATATAAATTACCATTTGCATATGTAAATATAGATTTTAAATATTCTTGTGTAAAGATGTTATCTGTTCTCATAAGTTTCTCGCTGGTAGATAACTTAATTATACAACACTGGCACAAGACCATACGCATAGTCCTGTGCCTGTGGTTTACTCTGCTACTGGCTCGACTTCTGGTTGGGCTGGTGGCATAGCAGCGCCAAGACTTTTCAGTCTATCAGCGTACTGCTTGCCATGCCAAAGTTTACGTACAGGATCAAGCTTATCTAGCGTAGCTTGGTTAGCCTCTTTAAGTTCACGCAGTTTAGTCATACGCTCCCTGTGTGTATAGCTAGGCGACTTAGCTGTCTTCATGGCTGTGGAATTGTACTCGTCCTCCCACTCATCAGAAGTCGCAAAGCTTTTTGCCGGATCAGGTTTGTTCGGATACATGAGATGCCATTCTCCACCAGTAACCACAGGCTCTGGCGCCACTACCACAGGCTTAATAGCATCCAGTGGATTGGATGACTCTTGATCCTTTGGTACGTCCTCACCAGCGTAGATATATAGACCTATCCCATGCAAAGCTATAGCCTTGGCTAGGCAGCGCTGCATTGCTGTGTTTACTTGAAACGCATCAGGATTAGGCACTGCCTTATTTCTGTGATCCATTACTGGCAGCTGTGCTGTACGCTCCACACCAAAAGCTTTGACTGTACAGAAAACCATTACAGTATCATTCCAGCGCACTGGCTCTTTGTATTCCCATGTAGCAGCTGGATCATTGAGCAATAATGTATCTACTGCCCAAGCCCAAGACAGATACGACAGCCCCATTTTTTTTTCTACAATTCCAGACACATCTATTTTCCGTAGCTCTGAAAACTTACTGATCTCTGACATCATGTCCTCCCATATATGCTTGAATAGTTGCAAGAGTTGCAGCCACAATAGCGTCCACTGCCAACAGAGATCTGTCTTCCAGCGGATAATCTATTGCTGCCTGTACAGCTTTGGCTGCCTCAAGTCTGGCTTTAATTAACGTGCCATCATTTATATTCACGACAATTCCTTTATTGTTAATGTAGATTGGCGCACTGAATATGCCTCTTTCGCTGGTGTAATTTTCTCAGGCTGGGCTTTGTAGTTACGCATACCCCAGTTAATCTTGTACTTGCCAGCGATACCAATAGGTTTATCCTGTAGAAGTTCTTTTAGCTGTGTCTCGCACTGGTTGATCAATTCAGTTCGTGCCTCGATCTCTGCTTTACATTCAAGGATAAGCTTTGCGTACTCGGCTGCTGCATCATCCAGTTCTAGTGGCTCAGATTCTGAGCTTGCTACCGAATACATTCTGTCTGCGTCCTTGCTATTCTGTGCAGGGAATGCCTCGATCCTATGCTCATTCTTGTAGATCTCCAGCCGATTCTGGAAGTCTAGTGCTACCTGCTTAATGCGATCCAGTGTGGCTTGGTGTGGAGTGAATAAGAATATGCGTAGCTTAGTGCCTTGATACAGTGTAGCTACACAGCCCCACTTAGCTTGCATGATATCCATTTGAGCCTGTAGTTGGATTGCTCCTCTCCACAGTGGTGGCTCTTCCTCTGGTGCATTGCCTGTGAGCTTTGCCTCTAGCACTCCGAGCCCGTCCAGCACAATGCTTGGCGCGCCCATCACATAGATACCTGCATCAGGATCATGCTTGATCAGCTGGCTACGTCCATCAGCTAGACCATCGAGCGAGCAGCACAAAGGTATGGACTCGTGAAAGTATGGTTTTTCATGAGTTAGCTGGAGATCGGATAACTCTAGGCGCTTTGCGGTCTCAGCCAAGATCATAGGCTCCAACTGGTTGCCCCAATCCATTGCCTCATTGCTTATGTTGGGTGGAGTCTTACCTGCTATAGCTCCAATGGATACCTGTAGCTCATCGTTAGCACTGCGGTACTTACTCATGCCCATCACAGCTGGCAAACGGCTGGCTGACAGGATTGTATCGGGTGTGACTTTTCCAACCATAGTTATTCTCCTATTTGGTTTTTGTTTTGTTTAAAAATCTTTCAATAATACTCATCACCATATTATGTCTCCCAAGTATTTATAAGTGCGGATTGTACGAGCATGAGCGCTCGAATGCTTTGCTACTGTGTAACCGTTTGGCTGCCACTGATGACCACGAAAGACAGCGCCTAATACTGATGGATGTATATCATCAGGCACAGGCACAGCCTCCCTTACTTCATTAATGCTAACGCTGCCATGCTTTCTGCTGTAGTCGATGGCAAAGGATCTTGCAGCTGCTAAATACTCAGCCTTAGTCCTCTCATGGTGGCGCATTACAGCAAGTTTTAGCTGTTGGCCTGTAGGTATCTGCCATGCGGTACTCATAGCCAGCCTCCCACTGCTGCGACTAGAACTGCTATTCCGATTGCGATGATGACGTTATCCATTATGTCTTTATGATCCATGTCCATTCTCCTTAATCTTTTCTCAAAGGGCTTACATATGGAATTCCCATTACTTCATCTCTTTGACGTAACTCCTTGTAATACTCATCTAACAAATTACAAGCTTCGTCATAACTTCTGTTAGGGTTTATACACATACAAGTAAGCATGATTGCAAGTCGGTGTGCGAATCGATCACCAATGTCATCAATCACTATTTTTCTCCTTCAACTTATCTTCAACAGCCTTTAAAAATATTATCCAATCTGCGCTCATAGCTCCACAATCAATTGCAATTTTAATTCTCTCTACATCAGTTAAAGAAATCCATTTTTTCTTGGCTCTCATGGGAGTTATCGGATAACCATTTGAGCCATCTCCAACAGTATTCATTATTTTTCTACCTTATTAGTTATGTACCAGTCCTCATCATTAAGAATTCTTGCTATGACACTCATGACAGAATTATTTAATGCTTTATTAATTAAAAAAATCGAGTTATCAATAATTTCATCATATATATCTGGCGCAGTTTTCTTGATAACTTCTAGTGTCATCTTTGCATCTTCTAATGCATCGGTATCTGCAATTAAAGCATCAAATAAAAAGTCTATATCCGCTTTGCTCATGCTGTCTCCCTAGCTATGATGTTGGATACTTGTGATGCTGACCAGTTGATGCTGCCACGAACTGTTTGAACTTGGCGCTCTGTCAGTGCTGCTGCGATCTGGCGCAAGCTTGTGTAACCAGCTGCTTTCAAGTCACGAATGATTGGCAATACTTTCTGTGCGAACTGGTCTGCATTAGCTTGCAGAGCTGCTACACCAGCCGCAGAGCTGATTGCTGGTGACTTAGTACCAAGCTTTACACCACGAGCCTTGGCTGCTGCCAGAGCTACCTTGGTGCGCTTGCTGATCTCTTCACGCTCATGCTGTGCAAAGATTGCTTTGATGCCGAATTCTAGTGTGCTGGCATTTGGCATATCAGCTGCCACGATGTCTACACCAGACTTGCGGATGGTCATTAAGAATGCTGCATCACGACTGAGACGATCTAACTTAGCGATCAATAAAGATGCGCCAGAGGTACGGCATAACTCAATAGCTGCTGCTAACTGGATGCGGCTATCGTTCTTGCCTGATTCGATCTCGGTGAATGAGTGGATGATGCTGTCAGCGTACTGCTTTACAGCCTCTTGTTGAGCCTCTAGACCCAAGCCTGATTGACCTTGCTTGGTGGTTGATACACGAAAGTAAGCTACATATTTAGTCATTTTATATCTCCTGTTTCTCGGTAGATTGACTGGTTTGTTGTGCCAGTTCCGTTAATGTATTTGATATCGCAGCGATATGCAATACCCAAATGCAAAATAATTTGAAATAAATTGGATGGAATACTATTGATCGCAGGTCATTTATGATATCGTGGCGCAATACAAAGGGAGGTAAGATGGAAAATAAGTACAACACGTTACTAATTAGGCTACGTCCTGAGACCAGAGCATTACTTGATCGTGCAGCTGGCGAACAGCGCAGATCTAGAGCGTCAATCATTGACGAGTTGCTGCTGGACAGCCTTAAACAGCGCTATAACAGCACACATGACAGGCTAAATAAGATGCTGGGTGCAGTGTGATCCGACTGGCAGCCATTCCAGATCTGCCATACATAGTATCTCTGTCCAAGACTGAGAGCCTATCTCTTGGGTTCATACCTAAGATGGCATACGAGGCTGCTATTACAGGTCACAAGGGTGGTAAGAGATGGTCTACTACTTGCAATGACAGGCTATTTGTGTGCGAGGAGAACGGTGATCTGGTAGGGTTTGTGATGTTTAGCTACGGCAAGATAAGCAAGTGCAATCAGATAGCTATACAGGCTGATGCTAGGTTGATTGAGCGTGGTAAAGCTTTGCTATCAGCTGCTATCTCGCATGGGAATCTGGTAGGTAGGGAGGATTTTGCTTGTGGCTGTGCTGATGATCTGCCAAGCAATCTATTTTGGCAGCAAATGGGCTGGGTTAAGGTGGGTGAGCGCCAAGGTATCAGCCACAAAAACACATGGCTGGAGACCAGTAAGCGCAAGATTAACGTGTACAGATACCAGACCAACTCATTATTCACTAATGACTTTGGATTGATTTTGCCTAAAGATGATGCAGTAATTGCTTTGTAGGGGGTTGTATGAATGGAAGAGGTAAGCGTAACAAGGGTGCAGCTGGTGAACGAGAGCTGGCAGGTATCTTGAAGGACAACCTAGGTTTCGAGGTTAAGCGCAATCTGGGACAGGCACGAGACGGTGCGGATGACATAACAATCCAGAAGTTTCGTATTGAAGTTAAACGGCAGGAAAGATTACAGGTGGATAAATGGTCAGAGCAAGTGGAATTATGCAGCAAGTCTGGCGAAATACCAGTACTGGCATACAGACGGAACGGACAGCCTTGGAGGGTTTGCCTGAGACTGGACGATTTTATCCCGATGCTGAGAGATGCACTGGATTGACGTTTAAGCATTTGGTGGATCAGCTGATGGGTATCAATCCACCGATCATCAGGGTTGCTGGAAAGATGGTCATCAATATCGGCATAGGTGGTGACACACCAACCAAGGTAGGTAAGCCTCGTACATCCAATTTTGATCTGATTGTGGCTCATGTACTGCGTGAGGCTGGCAGCTTGTCTACACCAGAGCTGCATGAGGAGATCTTGCTGTTGCGTGAGCATATCAGCATGGAGTCGCTGTTTAGGCTGTGTAAAAAGATGGAGAACAGAGGTCAATTGGTATCTAGCAAACAGGCTAGGACTAGCGGTAATGGGAGAGGTGTGAACGTATGGCAGCTGGTAAAAAAGTAGAGGGTTTCATTGAAGACAGGCTGTGTAGCAGCTGTAGGCAAAGGAAAAAGCCGGAGGGAGGAGAATGGATAATCATCAACAAAGGATTAAATCGGAGGTGGAATTGCAAGGAGTGCAATACCAGAAGGGTTGCCAGACTTGCCAACATTCGGTAGCTCATTCTGAAGGACTGTGGTGCAAGCTATGGGATTGTGAGTCTATTGGATATTGTGAAGGGTATGAGTATGAATCAGGCACAGCCTAGTCCATGTCCATTATGCGGTAGGTATCATTTACAGGCTGGAGTTGTAATGGTAAGTGGTAGAGAGGTTTGTACTTACTCTGATGAATGGAAGGCTGAATGCGAGATCAGGTATGCAATGAGGCTGCCAGATAAAGCTAGAAAGCCAAAGATTACCAAAGTAATGTACTTGGACATGGTAGAAAACAATAGAGGCTATCCAGCTAGGAAAGCCATGAGGGATGAGATGGTTAAACGATATAGGGAGAAGAAATGAAAGCATTTCCAAAGATTAAATATATTTCACCAAAGGGTGATGGAACTTTTGGGGTGACTCAAGACGATGGCATGGACTTGCGTGATTACTTTGCAGCTAAGGCTATGCACGCAATGATTGCTTCAGGAAAATTACCTACTGGAATTATGATTGATACAGCAGAAGAAGCATATGTTATGGCTGACCACATGATGAAAGCAAGGGGGCAGCAATGATCTACAAAACTTTTAAAGAATGGGCTGCTGGTCTGTGGCTTGAGGACGGTGAGCCAAGGAAACAAGCGTACACCCGTGATGAATTACTCCTCATAGAGATGGGGTGGAACTACGGCAAAGAAGCTGGTGTAGCAGCGGAGCGTGAAGCGTGTGCGAAGGTGTGTGAAAAACTTGGTGAAGAATATAACAATGAAATAAATAAAAAACTTTGCATAGGTGATGAATTACAAGATGTGGCAAATGATTGCGCAGAATCTATCCGAGCAAGGGGGCAGGAATGACTGACAGAAAACTATTACAGCAAGCGTTAGATGCGTTAGATTCTGAATGCAACGCAACAATAAGCCATGCACAAGAAACAATACGCAAAATACTAGATCAGCCAAAGAAAGAATGGGTAGGGCTGACGGATGATGATGTTAATCGCTTTGTAGAAGCAATATATAAAGGCTTTGACATAAAGACAGTAAACGAAATAGAGATTCAATACTTTGAAAGATTAATAAAGTTTATTGATAGGAAGTTAAAGGAGAAGAACAGTGACTGACAGAGACTTACTTTGGAAGCTATACGCTGAGTACATGACGCATGGCAATCTGTGTACAGAGACGCTGACAATGCTTGTGATCAGGCTGAAGGAGCCAGTATCGATGGCTGATGAGTGGAAAATGGAATGCATCAGGATGTTGGAAGACATTAAACACTTGCAGACACAGTTAAACAGTCTCCAATGACGCAGTTCAACATACCACCCAAGCCTACCTTAAAGAAGAGGAAGACTCCACCAAGGAAGACGCAGTACGCAATCATGCCTTTAAGAGCGCTGACAGATAAGCGTATCACTGACAGGAATCGTACTGTACTTGCCATGATGTCATCATTTGCTAACAGGGCTGGAATCACTTGGGTAACTCAGAAAAGGATTGGTGAGGAGTTCAAAGTAACACCACAGGCTATCCAGAGAATGCTTGGCAAGCTTAGAGACTGTGGGTACATCGAGAAGGTATCAGGTTACAAAGTTGGCATCAAAGGTATCACTTACAGGATCATCTACGATCCCAAGATCAGCGCACAGGATGCAGTTTCAATAGCAGGTAACGGCATAGATTTAGAGGTAGAGCAGTACAACCAAGAGGATCCAGTAATGACATTTAGATCACATCAACCACAGCCGATAGGCGCATTCTTAAAGGACATTCCAATGGCAAAACCAAAGCAGCAGAATAAAACACAACAGCAGGAGGTTGAGCAAGTGCAGAAGACGTATAAGGGAGAAGACTATAGTCGAGAGTTCTCTCGCACAGCGCAAGCCATCTGCGGAGTTGAGCGCTTGCCAAATGAGCAAGATAAGCAAATAGCTGCCGAATTAGCAACACATCAGGTAGATATGGATCAGTTTAAGCAGATGCTAGTGGAATCAATCAGTTGGCACAAGGCAACAGGTAAGCAACCACCAGCAGGACTGGGTTATTACAGGCAAGTAGCGCTTAGTTTACGTAAAGCCTAGGTAGTGGGTGTGTCTGTACAAAAACGAATGGTTCGATTAGAGTTTGTACAGGCACAATACGTTATCATTATAGTACGTTACGATATCAATTAATTAACGCTGTGTTATCAAAGTGGCATTATCCCCCCCCCACCCCACCACCTATCGATGGGGGGACTCACACAATTTTTCCTAGGAAATCATGACTAGTCTAATTA